GAAATGCACCTAAAAATACCCACTTATATTTGTCCTTGGTTTTTACTATTACGTCTAGTACGTGTCTGAAATCGTCATCTTGATTTACTCTATTTTCAACATCAAAGTGCGCCCCGGACCCTGCATATAAAATTCTTGGTCTATTTTTATTATCATCGTAATTCATGCTAATACGCTTTTCATTGTAGAAATTACCGATCCACCATTTTGGTGGGTAATTAGGTATTACAGTAATATTTTTATGGCCTGTTTTACTCGCATAATAGTCTTTCATAAAATTACATGTAACTGTAATCTCGTCAGACATTTGCATCATTGCCATTGCATTATCTCTAATCTCGGGATTCTTAAATGCGGGTTTAAACTTATTATATTCCGGAATATCTTCGTGGAACATAATATCATCAATCTCAAAAATTAATCTAAACCCCATCTTAGACCCTAAATCTTTTAAAAACTCAAAAAACTTTCTCTGATTTGATGTTGCTTGTCTTTGTATTCTAACGGCTTTTGTACCTGCATACCACCGTGGGTCAAAACACATAACAGTAGACCCATGTATAATAGCCTTCTGATGAGCTGTTAAAAGGTGGCCTGGCCAAATAAGACGCCAAAAACCACAACCACTATAATCTGCATAATAATCTATACCTCTCGGTAGATGCGCTTCAGGCGGGCCCTGGTCTACTGGTGGTGCAGTTTGAGGTGTTACAGGAGCTCCAAAGGATGCAAACGGGGAATTATACGGTCCAACAAAGGGAGAGCTGTACGGCGAAAGCATTAAATAATATTAATCACTATAATAAATATTTCAAGATGAATAAGGATACTAAATTAATATTCGAAGCCTATTTGAATAAACAAAAGCTTTTAACTGAATTAGATGTAGGTGCAGATTTTGCTGGTGGTGCACTAGAGCCTATCAAAAAAGGTATTAAAAGCAAGTCACCTAAAGCCTCTGAAAGAGGTTATTTAATTGATAACATTGCTGCAGGTCTAAACATAAGTCATGAAAAGGCAGTAGATTTACTGGGTAATTTAGTTTTTAATAAAGTATTTAAAAATACACCTGTAACTATTGATGGTAAAGAATATCCTTTTTCTAACGATGCAAAAAATGAAGATCAATTTCGTAGTGTACTAAAGAATGCTGTAGCACAATCTATAAAAGAAATTAAAGCAAAAAACCCTAATTTAAAATTACCGGGTGCAGATGCACAAAACGATTATACATCTCGTTTTATTTCTAATTTAGGTGGTTTTGCAAAAGACTTTAAAAAAGGCAAATTTGGTGGGTCTGGTAATGCAAAAGCACAAGTTAATAAAGCTGTTGATGTTGCTGATAAGTCACCTAAATCTGCTTTACCACCAACAGAAAGCCCTGCGGGTGAAGATACACCTGATGAAGATGCAAATATTGACAAGTATGCAACTGGTGATTTTCCAACTAGTACTAAAGAGTATAAGGAAATTATAGAACGATTAAAACCAATTTACAAAATTAAAAAAGATCAAGATATACTAAATTCTACAGAATTAAAAGCTGATATTGAAGCAGCAATAAACGAGCTTAAAGATATAGATCCAAAATTCGATGCTGATGTTGATACATTTATAGCTGATGCTAGATTTCATCGTGATGTAAATAAAATTCCGGTATTTAAATTACTCAAGCCAGGTGAAGATGTACCTGAAGATTCTAGTGATGATGCAACTCCAGAAGAAATTTTAAAAGATATTGAGCTCGCTACCGGGAGAAAAACCGGTAACAGAGGTTTTGATGTTTACGATAAGTTTTCTACAGATTAATAATCACTAAACGGTATCTTACGCGTAAAACCATTCTTTTTTTCTAAGAAAATAATATCACCCGTTGCAAGTTTTGTACTTTCTTTTCTATGACTAATCACCATAATACACTCATTGTACTTCTCAATTCTCTCTTTCAATATACCTAGAACTAACTCTACACCTCTTTCATCAAGAGACGAATCAAATAGTTCATCATAAATGCTAAAATTAAAAGCAATATCGCCTTGCAGTCTTCTAATATCCATAAACGCAAACAAACAAGCTAAATCAATATTCTTTCTCTCAGCACCGCTAAAGTTAAAATAACAACAAGGTTTTCCTTTCTCATCAATAATTTCTTCTTCAAAATATTCATTAAAAATACAGATACAATTTGAATCCATTTTCTTCAAATAGTATGCTAATTTTGAATTAAAAAGCTGTAATATTTTTTTAACAATATACGATTTTACACCTTCTTCAGATAATACAAACTTAACTGCATCAAGCATATTAAGGTGTACTTTTGTCTTCTCTATGTTATCTTTTAAGCTATTTAACCGCTCGGTAATTTCTTTAATTGAAGTATCAAATTGAGTATTTGTATTATTAAGTTCGGTAAGATCTACCTCAAGTTCTTTTTGCCATGTATTGAGCTGGCTAATTCTATTCTTAATATTCTCTATAGTCTTTTCTTCTAATTTAAAATTCTGTATTTTTGTTTTTAATGATTCAATAGCTTTGTAAATTTTATTCTCTAGTTCAGCAGATTTTTCTTCCTCTTGTAGGTTAGTTTCGATTTTACTATTAAGCTTTTCAATTTCTTTTTTAATCTTTAGCTTTTCTTCAGCAATATGTGTTTTATCATTTTCGTCTATCTTACGTAAACAGGTAGGACATACAGCTTTATCAGTACCTATTTGCTTAATATTTTTTGCCTTAATATCTATCTGTGTTCTCAATGAAGAGGTCTCATCTCTTATCTTTTTAATATCACTGTCAACCTTTTCTGTTTTTTTAGTTAATTTATTAATGTCGTCTTCTACTTGCTTAATATCTAGTATAATAAAATTTTTGAGTTTAGTAGATAACTCTTCAAGTTCTTTTGCATTATTTTCTTTTCTTGTAGTATACTTTAAATGCTTAGCTTCTCTTTCTTTTGTATAGTTTTCTTTTGCTGTTACTTGAAGATTTAAGCTTTTTTCAACTTCTGTAAATTTTGCTGATTCGATATCAAAATTTTTATTAATGTCATTATATTCATCTCTAGCTAAAGAAAGCATATTACTAAAAACTTCTAAGTTAAATATACCCTCAATAAACTTTCTCTTCTCAACTTTTTTCTTTGCCATGAAGGGTGTTGTGTTATTAACTGTCATAATAACACAATTTTGAAATACATCAGGAGAGCAATTAATTTTCTGTAAAATATATTCGTTTGTATTAATTATACTATCTCTTGTTTTGTCTTCACCATTTCTATACATATAGCATTTAGATGGTTCAAGCGTTCTAACAATTTGATACTCGTCTTTCTTATTATAACCAATTACTTCAAAATCTAAAACTACTTTACAATTTTCTCTATTAATATTATTAACAATATGCTCTTTCTTAAGCTCTCTTAGTGTAGTCCCAAAGATTGCAAAATAAATTGCATCTGCAATTGTAGATTTACCTACACCGTTTCTTCTATCTTCTTTATCCTTATTTAACCCGGTAATAATATGAAGCCCGGGTTTAAAGTCTATACTAACAGGTTCGTCACCAACAGATAAAAAATTCTGTATTGTAAGTTTTTTAAATAAAATACTTTTCATTTTGCTTTTTTATACAACTCAACAGTGTAGTCTATTATCTCTTTCTTGTTGTTAATTTCCAGCATATTAACAAACTCTTCAATTGCTTTAGGTATATCTACACCGGATAAGTCACAATTACCCTCATTGTTAATTTCAAATTTGTTAAAGTTAACTGCATAGTCAACATTAATTGATATTGGATTTAATGTAGATAACTTTTTTAGTAAGAAGTCTATCTCGTCTGCAGCAATATTTTTATCAACAATAAACTTAATTATATTTTTACTAAAAATATCTTTTACGTTTTCAGATAATCCTTTTTCTTTTACAAGTTCAGATAAATGTACTTTTTTATGTTTAGGGTAGTCTTGGTTCTCTATAAACTTATATTTTAGAGTATTAATATCTAGAATATGTACACCTTTAGTATCTTCATAATCACCAAAGTCCATTTGATAAGGGCTGCCCAAATATAAAATTGTACCGGAATCATATTTTCTTTCATCTCTAATATGAAAATGACCCGATACAACTAAATTACCTCTACTAAGAAGATCTGAAACCTTCATACCATGATCACAAATTTTATGTGAATTCATTTTAAATGTCTCAATCTCAAAATGACCGAACACAACATCACTTTTTGTAATTTCTTTTAAATTTGTGCCCCAGGGTACAAATGTGAGTTTCTTATTAAAAATATCGACAGTCTCAACTTGAGAAACTACATGTATGTTAGGCCAGCCTGAAAATGGTGATAATGAGTTAACGTCAGATCTATCTTTGTAGTAAGAATCGTGATTACCTACTAGCATTATAATTTTAAAGTCTTTTAAAATTGCTAATAGATCTGAAGCTATTTGAATTGTATTAACGGAAATTTCGTCTCTATAATGAAATAGGTCGCCACAGATAACAATATCTTTTATACCGTGCTTGGGTAGTTCATCTTTTACCCATTCGAAAAATTTTCTGGAAACATTATGCCAAAAGACATTATTCTGATGTACACCAATATGAACATCAGAAAAACAGCAAATTTTGTTACTACTAAAATTAATCATTCGGTAAGTTAGAGAAAACGTCATCCTCTCCTTCACCTTCACTGGTAGGTTTAACATAAATGTTCCTGCCGTTTGGATCAGAGTGTATCAAGTCCGTATATACCTTCTCCTTATAGTCGGTAATAGCGTCATGATGCTTTTTCTCTTTCTTAATTCTATTAATGAAAGCATGGAATGCAATAGTTGTGAAATATGAAAAGGGGCTAAACCCGCTATTTAACTTAAATTTTTTATTCTTGAGGGCTGAAAACATTTTAACAATAGCGTCCCCAACCATATCTTCTTTATACGTGTAGTTAATAAAATTAGGAGCATAACTAAGGCCATTTGCTATCTTAGTAATGGATTCACCTAAGTTAATACTTAGGTTGCCCGTATTGTAATAAACAGTAATCTCCTGTTCAAATTCCTTAGGATTTACATAAAAAGGCTTTTCCCTTTTCTTTAATTCCTTTGCTTCAGCTTTTGCAGCTATTTCAGCAGGAGATTTGTTCGTAGAACTCTTTTTTCTTGTAACCGATTTTTTCTTTTTCATAAATTAGTATTCGTTTTTCCGTATGCTGTTGGCCGTAATATAGCTGATCTGAAACATCAAATATTATAAGCTTATCCTTGGTGGAATGCAATCTAAGGCCTCTACCTATTGACTGTACCGTTTTTATTTTAGCTTTTCCACCGCCAGCAAATAAAATGTAATGTAAGTTTTTAACATTGATACCGGTTGAAAATATTTTCGAAATTGCAACAACACATATATTATTATTATGTTCCATTAATGTTTTAATTTTTTCTCTCTCTTCAACTTCTACTTCACCTCGTATAAAAAACACTTGTTTGTCATTACAATTCTTTTTTAAATAATTTTCTAATATTTCACCATGTTTAATAAAATCAACTAATATAAGAATATTTTTATCTAGCTTAGCAGTAAGCTTGCTTATCAATTGATTTCTGAAATTATTTTCCATTATAAAGTCTAATTCTTTTTTATAGAAATCAGTAGGGTTAAAATTATTCGTGTCTCTCTTTGGTGTTTTTTGATATATAATACTTAAAATTTGTACATATGCATTACTAACATAATTTTCTAATCTTAAGTCAAAACTTGTTTTTTCATAGAGAATAGGCCCAATTTTACCTATAATATTCCATTGATCTTCTTTATCCTCAGGCAGTGTACCTGTAAAACCAAACTTATGGTTAGTTTTAATATTAGTAATAATTTTATTAATCTCATTTCCTTTTCTTAACTTATGAACTTCATCGACAATTAATGTATCAATATTTTCCGTCCACGATAGGTTAGAATTCTTACTTTGTAAGATACCCATATTAGCTATAATAACATTTGCAGCTAAATCTAATTTATTCTCACCTGTCCATCTTGTAATTGAAAACGGTACATTATATACAATAAAATCTTTATACGTTTGTTCTACTAGTCCGCGATCCGGAACAATTAATAAACATTTAAAATTTGAGTTAGAGAATTTATAAATTGAAGAAAGTAGAGATGCCATAACTAATGTCTTACCACCTGCAGTTGCTAGTACTACTGTACCTCTACCTGTATCCAAGCATCTTCTAATAATATCTACTTGATAGTCTCTTAAATTTAGTGCAAGCTTATAAGGTTCATTACTAAAATTAGGATTAGCTTGCCATGTATTACGGGCCGGTGTTACAATTTCATCAATTAAAGGATCCACTTCAAGCTTGTCTAAAAATTGTTTCTCTAATACAAATTTTTTAATTTCGTTTGTTAAACAAGGATCAAATCTACCAGTAGGTGTAATTGCATATGTACGGGAAGGTATATAACGTGAATATCTCTTAATAAATGGCGCTGCTTTATTTTTTACAGAAAAGTTTTCTCTAATTTCATTAAAGTAATTGCCAGAAAGAATTGCCTTCTTTTTTTTCGTATCAAATGCAATATTTATCATGTAGTTTCTAATTTTTGTAATTCAATAATATTTTTAATATCGAATGTCATTGACTGTAATATTTTTTCTGTTTTTTCAAGTAGTTCAATAACAAGTTTTAAATCTTTTATTTCATCATTAATACTTTTAACACTAGGTGCATCTTCTGCTGCATCACTCATAGCATTAGGTGTTAATTTTACGGGGCTTGAATCATGAATTTTTTTAATAAGCTGTTTCTTGGTATCACTGTGTTTTTTTAACTTTTCATTTAACTCTATCTTACTTCTAATTAAAAGACCGGCATACTTGTGTTTGATAGCAGGTAGTTTAAACTGTGCTTCTTTTAGATTAAGTTCATCTAATTTAGTATCGGCCTCAATTTCTGCCATTAACTTTTTTAGATTTAGTTCCATGTTTTTATTATATTATATACCTTAAATATTTAAAGTGAAAAACTTTAATGCACTTTTTAACAGAATTATGGAAAACAATACTGCAGGTTCTGGGGGAGCTCTAGGTACATTTCAAACTAGTGATTGGCAGAATAATGCATCAGGTACCCCGGGAACAGATGAATGGAATAAAGGTGATAATAGACTTCCAATTGCACTAGGTGCAAAAAAAGTAGGTAAAGGCAAAAACCGAAGAGTAAAATTTGTCATACAGCGTAGGCCTTTAAACGTTAAGATGTAAATACATGCATGGATTTAGGTCATTGGCAATTGTCCGAAAACATTTCTGTAGATGAAAATACGTTTGGCTTTATTTACGAAATTACAAATAAGATTAATAATAAAAAGTATATTGGTAAGAAACAGCTAAAATCTAGACTAAAAAGAAAGCCCTTAAAGGGTAAATCTCGTAATAGAATTGATTACAAGGAATCAGATTGGAAAGGATATACAAGCTCATCAAAAGAACTTAATGAAGATATTTTAAAATATGGTAAAGAAAATTTTGTTTTTAAAATTATAAAGGCGTGTGGATCGAAGTGGGAATTAGCATATTTTGAAATTAAGGAACAACTTGATAGAAATGTATTGTTAAGGGATGATTATTACAATGGTATTATAAATGTTCGGATTGGCACGCCACCTGCAGAGTTTAAAAAGAATATTATTGTTGAGTAAGTTTTAAAAGCAATTATACTGTAAGTATGCAAAAGTCTGCTCTGCTTTCTATTTATAACTTATATGTTGTAGATTTTGCAAAAATTTATAAAGGTAAATTTACGGATGATTTTTTGAAAAGTATTGAGTTGTACAATATTAAAAATATAACTCTAAAAAACAAAGATATTAAAAAACTATTTGTGCATCATTTAATACATTCAATTTGTGAAGAAATAATTGAAGCTAGGAATAAAGAAAAATTTGTTGTCTATTTCAATACTAATGCGTTGCCCTTAACAATGATTAATCAATATTTTAATGAAGAAGAGTTGTTAGTTTTTCTTGAAAAAACATTTAGGCAAATTATGAAGATGTTGCCTATTAAGATTTTTATTACAAGTAATTCATTCGAATATTTCTTATATCTATTGCAGCAGAATAAAGCAGAAACTGTAGAGTTATTAAATAGATTAAGAGCTTTTGTATTAAAAGATAAAATTAGTAAATTTACCTTTGAAAAAGCTAAAAATTATACTAAAAAATACGGGTTAACCTTTCTTTCCGATGTATATTTTAATAATATAAAGTCAAAACAACTGTTAATAAAGTAATAAATAATAATGTGAGTAAATTTTTAGACAAACTGGACAATTATTATAAACAATTAACTGAAGGTGGTTGTTCTTCAATAGATGAACTGGCTGATCAATACAAGCATGTGCATAGCTATACTCACCCTAAACACAATAAGAAATGTCATTGCTTTATGAGACCTCTTGCAACTGGTTATAGTATTATTAATATTGATGATAATGGTGCACCTGTTGGTAGTGAGCAAGAAGAAACAAGTGCATCGTCTGTAGAAAGAAACGTACTTTCACAAGCAGATTTAAATGATATTAATGCAGTAAAAGCAATAGCAGGTGGAACTGCTCGTGGTGGGTTATTTACAAACCCTCAAAAGCAAATTGAAACTGCATACGGCACTCTTTTATCTAAGTTAGCAGGTAAAATTAAGCGTGTAGCAAGCAAAATTAAATGAAGCATTTTGATAAAATTCTTAAGAGATATGGTATTTTGCTCGAGCAAGACCCCGGTCAGCCTGAACAAACCGACGCGGCAATGCCACCTGCGGATGCAGTAGCACCAGCAGCCCCAGAAGAACCGCAAGTACAACCCTTAACATCAGAGGGTGAAGCTATGTTAGTAAGATTATTAAAAAAAGCATTAGTAATTTCTCCTGATGATACTGATACAGATTCAATTAACGACATGCCTGAAATTAACCCTAGTAATGCACGTGCAGTACTTGAACAGTTAATCACTTTAATAAGAAAATACGATCCAGACGTCGATATTAACAAATGAACTTTGATAATACAGTCGACACACTACTAAAAAAATGTTTTGTAGTGGAAAAAAGACTTAATTCGCGTAAAATTATAATTTTTCCGGGTGGATTTCATCCCTTTCATAAGGGACATAAAAGTATTATTGATAGTATAGAGCAGAGATTTCCTGGGTCTGATACATATATTGCAATAACTGACTTTACCAAAGAAAGACCGTTTACTGCAGATGAAAAAAAATTAATTATTTCTTCGGCAGGTGTTAATTCTAAAAAAATTAAAGTAGTAAAAAACCCTTTTGTGAGTAAGGAGATAACAGAGAAGTATGATCCAGATAAAGATGTAGTAGTTTTTGCATTAAGTGAAAAAGAGAAGGAAGATCCTGAAAAAGCGTCTCTGTTTAAGACAACTAAAAAAGATGGATCACCGTCATATTTTCAGCCTTACAATGAAACTAATTTAGCTCCCTTTAAAAAACATGGTTATCTTTATCTTTTTCCAAAACAAACATTTACAATAGGTAATAAACAGTTTAATCGCGCGAGCGAAATTAGGTCATACTACAAAACACTTAATGATCAACAAAAAATTAGCTTTTTAAGTAATATGTATACTTCAAATATAGATAAAATTAAGAAAATTTTTGATGAGCGGTTAGGTAATATTGCTTCAAGTGAAGAAAATGAAAGTGCTATAGAAATCGATAAAGAATACTTGAAAGATGTACATCGTTTTGGTAAACAAAATGATACTTTTTTAAATCCTCCCTACAAAGTTGATGGTGGTCTTACTATAGGAAGAATGAGTTTATAATTATTTCTTTGCTTCTATTGCTTTTACAACTTCATAAAGCAACTTGTGTAAATTTTCTTTACTCTCTTTATTTAAAATTGATGTAATTTTTGATAATAAATCGCTTGAACCTGTAGATAATGCCGCGGCAAGATCGGCCTCTTCATTTTCTTCTGTAGCAGGCATCATTTCCTTACTTTCATAATCAAGATAATGTTTAACAGAACTAAGGTAATCAGCAGCTTTAGTAATTTTTGATGCAACCCACGCTTCAATTTTTGGATTCATTTTTAATTTTGAATAAATTCCTACTGCATGATGAACTGCATTATATAATTCGTTTTTAGCCATATCAGCAGCTTCTATTTCAGAATTTGAACTACCGCAATCATTACACTCACACTCTTCATCATGTTCTTTTGTCTTTATTATGGTAGGTGTAACAGGTGAAGGTACAGTATCTCCTTCAGCTTGAGGACCTAAATCTGCCGTGCCTTCAGTAATTACTGTGCGGTATGCATTATTAAGGTTAAATATATCATCCCTAAACATATAAATATTTATAACATCATGAAAAGTTTTTCATTAATTTTTGCCGAATCATTAGAAAAAGACATTAATTTAATTGAAGAAAAATCGGCTAGATGCACAAAAACAACCCAAAAAGCATCTTCAACCAGGCCTGGAAAAAAGTGGATGAAATGTGTTAAATCGGGTTCAGGTTATAAAAGAATTCATTGGGGACAGGCAGGTGTTCGTGTAACAGGTAAGTCGGGAAATACTAAGAGAAAAAAATCTTTTAGAGCGCGTCATAAGTGCTCGTCTGCGAAGCCGGGTACACCAAGATATCAAGCTTGTAAGGACTGGTAATGAAACAATTTGATAGTTTAGTCAATTTTTTAATCGAGAAAGAAAAAAGACGTATTGATCCTAAGTGTTGGAAGGGTTATAGAAAAGCTGGTACCAAGCTAAAGAGCGGTGTTCGTGTTAACAAGTGTGTTAAAGTAGAAAAGTAATTTATTTTAAAGAATTTACAATAAGTAATTATGTGAAGTTTTACGAAAAAAGTAAACTCCGGGAAGATACTGAATATATTAAAATTACATCAGATTTTATTCTCAATCTTTATGAAAAAGCAAAAAAATTAAAATCTGCGGAAAAAGATATAATAATGTCTCATATAACAACATTTTCACAAAATCTTAATATGTATATTGAAAAGCCTAACAAGATTTCGTTTCTTAATAAATAATAATATATGATTTCTTTTGCAAAATATATATCAGAAACAAATGTATTGAAGCTTTATGAAACAATATACTTAGAAGGATTGGGTGAACTTAAGAGTATGTCTGATTCAGGTAACACGGCATATAATGTTTTAGATGCAAGAGATATAGAAATGTTTGATAATGATAAAAGAGTAAAATTTATAACGACAGATAAAAATATTACGTTAGAAAAGGAAGTAGTCGAACCTATTAAAATACATATTGGGTCAAATGTAAATGAAGATAGACCAGTTGTTATGTTTAATATAAAATTTAAAAATAATGAATATAAGAATATTAAATTTTCTCTAGCGGATAGAAGTAACAATGAAACACCGGTATTGTTAGGTAGAGAGTTTTTTGATATTTTAAAAAATACAAATAAGGATCAAGACGTTTATATTAAAGCTACTAATCATTAACAGTTTTTGTGCATATCTGCAATAAACTGATAATATTCTGCTCTAACTGCAGGGTCATTCATGTAATCGCCCGATAATTTGCTAGTCTTCATCTCACAACCATCGTGCTTAATGCCCCTCAAACATGCGCAAGTATGTGTAGCGGATATAACTACTGCAACACCTCTATTACCTTCACAGACCTCATCAATAGCTTTATGTACTTGACCAGTTAATCCTTCTTGTATTTGTGGCCTTCTTGAATAGAATTCAACAATACGATTAAGTTTAGACAAACCAATAACCCTACCTTCTATAGAAGGTATATATGCAACGTAAGCTTTACCAACAAAGGGTAGATGGTGATGTGAACAAAGACTTTTTACAGGTATACCGCCCTGAAAAACCATGCCATCGTAACCACCATCATTAGGAAAAGAAGTTACTCTAGGTGGGTTATTATAGCAACCAGCGGCTAAATCTTCTACGAAAGCTTTTGCAACACGTCTAGGTGTATTAGTACTATTAGGATCATTACGCCAATCAAAGCCAAGCGCATCTAGATATTGTTCATATGCAGTAGCAGCTTTATTAATAATAATTTCTTTTTCTTCATTAGTTCTTGGGTGATTACCATTTGCAAACGGTAACAAAATAGGAATTCCTCTATCGCTCATACGTATGATTTTATGACTTTTTTTGAAAGTTCAAGATAAATAATATAAATGAAGTTTACAAGAGCAATAGATACTAATTTAAAAAATTTCGGTTTAAAAAAAATTAGAATAAAGTTTGACCCTAGGAATAAAGCTCATGAAACATATAAATCGTATAATAGTTATGAAGGTTATGTATTAGAAGAAAATGAAAAGACGGTGTCCGTATTTGTTATAAATGCACCTGAAGAAATGGATGCATTTGTGGATGTACCTAAAGATATGGTTCAAGTAAGCGAAAAATCACAAAAATTAAAAGAATATATTATTTCTCGCATTACAGAAGATGTAAATAACATGGAAGGTAATATTATTGAAATGATAAAGAATTCTGGTGATATAGTAGCAATGGAAGCTATTCTTAAGAATAATGGTCTTTCTGATACTAATTTAAAAGACTTATATAGGGATTTTATTTTACAATGAAGCAATTTGATAATCAATATGAAAAAATAATGAATGAGTTTGCACCTTTGCAAGCGTTACGTAGAGGTGCTGCAAAAGCTGTAGGAGCAGTAGGTAAGGTATTATCTGCACCAAAAAAATTGGACCAAGCCTTGACAAGTGTTGCGCAAGGTTACACCGGTGAAATAGAGAGAAAGATCGGTGGAGGCAGTTATTATAAGACTGTTGGAGACTTAAAATCGAATCAGTATGCTGCATATTCTGATGATGAGAGAGAGTATTTGGATATTCTTAAGAAGCTCAAGCTTTCACCTAACAATACAATATTATTAAGAAAAGCAGAAGAGCTTAAAAAGAAAATTTTACAGCAGAAGTAAACACATTTATGCCACTAATAAAAGGTAAAAAAGCTAAAGCTCAAAAAGGTATTGCAAAAAATATTAAAACTGAGATAAAGGTAGGTAAACCACAAAAACAGGCTGTTGCAATTGCTCTTTCTTTAGCAGGAAAAAGCAAAGTAAAAGAAAGTTTTAATAATACTGTAGATGCATTGTTAGAAAAAATTTATAAATTTAACAGTTGATTTTTCCGATTAATTAGTTATAATAATACAGGTATATAAAGACTAGTTATCTTTAGTTGATTATTATTTTTTTGTTCGTATAATACTAGTATGAAATTTCAAAGTACAAAAATTATTGACCTAGGTAGTTGTGCATTTAGACAATGGAAAGCAGATCATAGTCACTGTCATTTTATTCATGGTTATAAGTTACAAGCTAAATTCTGGTTTACGTGTAATGAATTAGATAATAAAAACTGGGTTGTAGATTTTGGTGGTTTAAAAGAACTTAAAGTAGCATTGGAGAAACAATTCGATCATACATTATGTGTAGCTGCAGATGATCCGTTTCTAGAAGATTTTAAAACCTTACATAATAAGGGCGCATGTGATTTAAGAATTATGCCAAACGGTGTAGGTATTGAGCGTACTGCAGAATGGTGCTTTCAAATAGCTGACAGTATTATTAGATCACAAACTAATAATAGATGCTGGGTAGAGCAAGTTGAAGTTTGGGAACACGATAAAAACTCTGCAACTGTAAGAAGAGAAGATATTATAACAAAAACAACTGATGTCAAACATGTAAAGGATCACAAATATAATGCTGAACAACATGAATTAAATTTTACTACACCTATTGCAAATGTTGTTGCAGCACCATCTGAAGCAGTTACAAAAGCAGTGCAGGAAGGTTATAAACCAGCGCCTGTACATAGCGAGGTTTCACAAGGCCTGAGCAACCCCTTTAAGGGCACCACGTGGGGGTTTTGATGGTACCGAGAGAAAAAGATCCCCAAATACAAAAGTTACAAAATGATGTTTTTGCAAAAATGCAAAATATTGTACAACCTAATCAAAAAAAGATAGAAGTAAAACAGGTACCTAATATAGATTTAGTAAGTCAAGAAGCTCAAGACAATGTAATAAAAGCTTTAGAAGAATTAAAAAAACTTAACGCACTTTAGACTTAATAGTAGATATAACCTTAACAATATACTTTAACAACTTACTTCTGGTTATATCTTCTTCTGTAAAATGAAATGTATTAATTCCGTGTTGTGTACTATCCTCCGAGTCAAATGCGTTCATTATCTTACCAAAACCTGTTCTTTCAAAAATATCTGATTGTCTTGTATCACCTATAATAAATAATTTGCAGTTTTTTCCAAATCTAGTTAATATTGTAACTAATTCACTATGTTCAAGATTTTGTGCCTCGTCTACTATAACTACACTATTCATGAATGTACTGCCTCTCAAAAAGTTAACAGGTACACATTTTAAATAATCACTATCAAATAGCATGTTTGTTACCTGCTTACCTACTAGTTCATCACACTTCTCAATTAAAGGTATACTCCATGGCTTAAATTTCTCATCTACTTCTCCAGGAAGACTTCCTAATTTTCTATGTGCAGATTCAACAATACTTCTTATATATACAATCTCATCTATCTTTTTATCTCTTAGCATTGTCAAAGCTACATACGTTGCGAGGTATGTCTTTGATGTGCCAGCAGGACCATCACAAAATAAAATTAAGGAAGAATCATCCATAGCTTTTTCAACAAAAGCTTTATGATGTTCATTAAGATGAAATTTCTGATCTACTTTGTAATTTAAAAGAATATCAGAACGAATTATCTTATTTTCATCAAATTTGGCAGCTTTTTTAAGCTGTCTTTCTTTTTTTGACATCTATTATTATTTATTCTGGAAAATGCCTATTTGTGCTTTATAATGAGTAAAATGAGTAAAAAGATTAGCGTAGAGTTATCTGATATTGAGTATGAAAATTTAAAATATACATTAGGTGATTTTAAGAGGATTACACGTGATTCTTATTATAGATTTGTAAAGACAGATTATGAATATTCAAAAGACCTTATAAATAAAGAAAGGCACGATGCTGCGCTAAATTTATATAAAAAATTAGTTGAAGACATACGAGAGGATAATAAAATCTAGTTATGGAAAATACCATTTTTTTAAGTGATGATAAAATCTTTTATACTATAGAAGGAGAAGGCGAATTTGTTGGCTATCCTTCTGTATTCATGCGCCTGTCGATGTGTAACTTAACATGTAAAGGATTTATATCTGCAGATTCACCCCACGGTTGTGATAGCTTTATAAGTTGGTCTGTAAAAAATAGAATGACGTTTGATGAAATATTTGATTATATGACACAAAATTCTTACAATTGTAGATTACGTGACGGTGCAATATGGAAGATTACTGGTGGTGAGCCATTAATTCAACAAAAGCAATTATTAAAACTGGTAGATGCATATGTTGAGCGCTTTGGTTATACACCTGTTATTGACTTTGAAACTAATGCTACAATTGAACCTGATGAGGAGTGGATTACTAAATTTAGAGCTACCTTTACAACTTCACCGAAACTGTCTAATAATGGTGATCCTGAAGAAAAGAGATATAAACCTGCTGTGTTGAGGTGGCATGTTCAAAATGGATCAGGGTTTAAATTTGTAATTAATAATGAATCCGATTTAAATGAAGTTTTAGAGAAGTATATTCATAACCCAGACGTGTTGGTACCATCAAATAGAGTATGGCTTATGCCTTGCTGTGGTAGTAGACAAGAGCATTCTGAAAAAGCTGCCATGGTTGCAGAATTATGTAAAAAGCATAATTTTAACTTTAGTCCAAGATTACAATTAGTTATTTGGGATAAAGCACTTAAGGTCTAATATAAATATATTAGTGATAAACTTTAAGAGCTTTTTTAAAGAAAAAACGGACTTAGAGCCTAATGAACTAAAGGCAGGTGATAAAATTACTAATTGTAACCCTGAATGTAAGCATTTTAAAAGCTCCGGTATAGTTAAAAAGATTGTTAAAATAAAGGGTAAAAAAGGTAATGTTATTGGTAATAAAATAAAATACAAATGTACAAATGACGGAAAAACCTTTCATAAGGGCGATGAATTAGAAAAAACTGAAATACAATTGAAAAAAGTGTAATATAGGATAAAATAACATCAATGAGAATAGCCGTTATAGGCACAGCGTGTCAAGGTAAAACTACATTTATTAACGACTTTAAAAAAGAATGGCCGATGTATACTGTTGTAGAATCGAGCTATAGAAAAAAAATTAAAGACGGTAAGCACAGTAAAAATGCCACGAAAGAAATGCAGTGGGAAATTTTAAATTGTTTAATCGATGATTTACAAAAAAATAGCGAAAAAGGTAGCAAAGTAATTTTTGATAGATGTCCTTTAGATAATATTGTTTATTCATTATGGGGTAACGAACATAATAAGGAAGAATTTGATGATAAGTTTATTGAGAAATGTATTCCTCTTGTACGTGAATCAATGAGATTGTTAGATATACTTTTTTTTATCCCTATTACAAAAGCTGCACCTATTAAAGTTGAACAAAAAGAAAACAGAGAAACAGATGAAGTTTATATTAAAGAAATTGATTTGATTTTTAAAGCAATATGTCACCAACTAACTAAGACAGGTGTATCAACATTTTTTCCTAAAGACGATTCACCCGGTATTGTTGAAATTTTTGGAAAACCTGAAGAGCGTATACAATTAGCAAGATATTATTTAAATGCAGAGGGTAATCTAATTGGTGAAGAAGCAAGCGTTCTCAATACATTAGATGAAAATACAATACGTGACCTATTAAAGGAGCAGGAGGGGATTGCTAGACAAGAGAAATATGAAAAAGCACTTTATAATAAACTAATTATTGACAATAAATAATTTAGTGAATAATTTCGAAAAGATGTTTAAAAATTTAACCGAATCATATAGTTCTATAAAATATACTAAAAGATTATTTTACCCTCGCAACTTAGAATTGTCAAAAGAATTTATAACTGCATTTAAGACAGAATTAAATAGACTTCTGTCTACAGGTCATAAGCCAAAAGCTATACTAGATAAAATTGCTAAAGCATTAATTTTTCATTCAAGAAAATAATTAATAAAATTTAAACACTTTCCAATATATTGTTAGAGGCGTCATCGGGGTCATTGGGTTATTTAAAATACTAAGATAAAATGTTACTTTATTGTTTTGTACGTAGTTATTACCGTAATCATATAATTCACCATCCTGATAGAATTCTAAACTATAGTCATAATCTTTAAGAAAAAAGATAGGGTATGCAGAATTAATATGAAATATTGTTCTACCGGAAACATCTGTTGTTAATGATGAATAAATTAAATTTCCTAAATCGTCAGTAAAGCCTACCTTTATTTGTATATCTTGTGCACCTATTGTAACACCGTTAGGTACAAACTTATTACCTACTATTAATTGTTCAACAGTTCCCCCGTACGGTGCTCTTTGATAATATAGTAATTGTGTACTGCCTGTCTCAAAAAAAACTCTCGGAAATGATGCAGAACATGCAGTCATTTGATTGTTTGCAGTTGAACTTAAATTTTGGGTTGCAGAATCATAAACATTGTATGCAGAAGTAACAAGCCCTTTTCTCATAATAACAGAATTAAAAGGACCACCTGTAATATTGGCCGTATTAGTAGAATTTATTAAATTTATTTTTTTTGTAGATAATACTGCAATTTCAGTTCTTGGAGTTATTTTAGTACCGCAATATATAGTGTCAAACTGTTTAACAAATTGTTCAGATAGATAGTTTATATCGAACGCACAAATATGTTTCGTACCGGTTGATGTTTCAACCAAAAAAACATCACCTGGTGATAATGTCTCAACAACCGTGTACATTATAACGCCTTAATTATATTCCATGCAACTCTAGCAGGGCGCATAAGCGGTGGCCTAAGTATTGCTCTAAATTGAACCTTTCTATTACTATCAACATAATTATTAGAAGAGTTTTCCTCAACAAATATTAATGGAAAGCTTGACAAAAGTGTAGTGGTAAATTGAGTATCTAATTGCGTATTCCACAAATATTTAATATTAATATCAGACGGGCTAATATAAACCCCTTGAGGCAACGTAACATTACCGCGAATTGTTTCGGAATAAACTGGTGTATTTTGTGAGCCGTCAAGTATAACTATACCGCCATCCACAAAAAATTGTGGTATGCCAGCACTTAATTGATTTAATCGTGTATTAAAAGTAGCACTTAAGCTATTATAATATATTGAAGGTACATTTGCGGCAGATGTTATAATACCCGAATCGATTACAAACTGATTATAAGTTCCAGATAAAGATAATCCTGAAACCCCATTAATATATACTTCTTGAAAATATGCAGAATTAGCTGATACTAATGATGTTACTACGAGATTTGTTGATGAAAGGGTACCGGTAAACAAAACATCATTACCAGATATTGTAACAAAAGGTAAATCATTATAATCTATCAAGCTATCACCCTCGTTAGTTTTAACAACAAAATATTCGCCTGGCGTAACAGCTTCTAATTTAGGCAAAGCACTTATATTAACATAATTACTGGTATAAGAATTTGACATTTATATTATTTAATATAAAATCATGTAATGAAAGATAAAATAGGTGTAGGTATTATAACCTATAATAGGCCTGAATTCTTTAAAGAATGTTATAATTCTTTACCTGATTACGTGGATGAGGTAGTAGTTATTAATGATGGAGATCAATTCGACTTTGACGCTACTAACAATACAACAACTATACTAACAAGAGGTAAAAACGTTGGTTTTGCTAAGAATGTAGCTATGAAATATTTAATAGATAATGATTGTGATTATATTTTTACTATGGAGGACGATATCGCAATTAAAGATAGAGACATTTTTAAAAAATATATTAATGCATATAAAGCTACCGGTATTCATCATTTTAACTTCGGGTTTTCACAAAGAGAGAATTTAGATTATAATCTTAACCCGGTGTACAGAAAAATTATAGACTATGGTAATACAAAAATTATTTTAACAAAAAATATATTAGGTGCCTTTACTTTTTATACGAGAACAGCTCTACAATCAATAGGCTTACATTATTATAAATTTAATAAAGGACATGGAGATCATTTGGAATTAACTTACCGAGCATATAAGCTAGGGTTTGCAACCCCGTTCTGGTGGTTTGCTGATCTTCATGGAAGCTGGGATATGTTAAAAAATTTATCCAACATGGGAGACGATAGTAAGGTTAGAAAACCCGAAACATTTTGGGCTAACTTTAATGAAGCGAGCGACAATTTTAAATACCTACACGGTTATGATATTTTTAGGATACCGGAATTACCAGAATCAGAAGTAGTAGGTGTATTAAAGAATCTTAAAAAAAGAAACAATGAGTAAAATAGGTATTGGAATAACAACATACAATAGTGAAAACTATTTTAAAGACTTATTTAATTCTTTAAATGGTTGTAAATACGATGAATTAGTTGTTGTAAACGGTGGAAAAGAATATGACACAAAATATGATTGTGAATGGATTCAACATAAAAAAAATCAATACGTGTCTGTCTGTAGAAATGACTGTATAAAATTTTTAATGAATAGAGATTGCGAACATATTTTTATTATTGAAGATGACATGGTTATAAAAAACAATACAATTTTTCAAAAATATATTGAAACTGCAAATGTGTCAGGTTTAAAGTATTTTACTTTTGTTAGTACAAGCCCGGGAGCAGGCACACCCGGTTCTCGTACACCTTTGCTTCAAATAGATTATACAAAAGACATAAGCGTTAGCCTATACGGTAATCTGTGTAATGAGTTTACATATCACCACCGGTCGGTTTTTGAGCAAGGATTTTATTATGATTCCGAATTTAGAGAACTTTTAGATTCTGAATTAACATATAGAGAGTGTCAGCAAAGTAAATGGACGCCGCCCTTTTGGTGGTTTCCTGATATTACCGGCTCTGATAATTATATTTGTAACAACCCCAATGCAAAAAGTAGATTACAGGATCCCGAAAGAGCAGACACAAGAAATACTCTTATTATGCATTTTATGGAATTGTTTTATAAAAAACATGGATTAAATGTTTTTGAAATACCAAGAGTTGATGCTGCAACAGTAATTGAGCAATTAACAAGAATAAAAAATGAAAATAATATTAGGAACTAATACTTTCGGTAAATATCATAGACAGGATATTGCGGTACAATCTTGGCTTAAGCTAGGTATAGATGTCTACGATATACAATTTACTGACACCAAATCAGAATATAACTTAAAAAATATTTCATGCTTAACTAGAAGCAGTCAAACCTGTATTAAGAAAAGTAAAAAAAGATTACCGTTTGTTAACGATATCTTAAAAGCATTAGCAGAAATAGAGTGTGATTATTTTGTTTTTACAAATAGTGATGTAATAATAATGCCAAGTTTATTACAATATATTGAAGATACAGAGCCGGATTGTATGTCTTGTTCACGGCTAGATATTAACGAAATATCGTCTTTTGAAAATATAAAAACAGAAGCAAAGCCTGTAAGGTGGGAGATAGCGGGGTATGATACTTTTATTTTTAAACGGTCCTGGTTTTTAGAAAATCAAAAGTTATTTAGAGATTATTATATTGGCAGGCCAATATGGGATGTTGTATATACTGGAATTATGAAAATATATGGTAAAGATTTTAAGATTGGTAATAGTAACCCACCATTCTGTATGCATATACATCACGGCTTAGCTGCAGTAACTACCGATACACCTGAAAAAGACTTTAATATTAAAAATGGAAAGAAAAATCTTGTTGATAAATTTGCTGGCCAAATCATGAGCTGTTTTATCCGTTCTATTCTAATTTATAGACAGCCTATGGGTAGCTTTCTTACTCCTTTAGACAATGAGGCCCAAATAGAAAAAGAATTTTTCTCACATTTTAAATTCTAGATAATTTGATTTTTTAGTATAAAATAAAAGACGTGAAGATTATAAGAAGTAGAAGTGTAGGGTTTTTTTCAGATTTTTGTACAGTAATTAGAAACATTTCTAATTTTGAATATGATAAAATTTCATGGGGAGTTTTATGGGGCGGTGAGTCTTGCTATTATGATCCTGAGTATGGCCATAACGTTTGGGAATATTATTTTGAACCAACAAGTGCACCTGTTGGTAATGACACTACAGTAGAGTTTCCTGATCTCAAGCTATTAGAAAACAAAAATTTTAGAGAAACAATGAATTTTTATATTACTAAATTTGTAAAGTTTAATAAGAATTTAACAGAAATTATTAAATCAAACGAAGAAGGATTTAAAAAGAATAATGTGCTTGGGGTTCATGTTCGTAGAACAGATAAATTTGATTATATATTACATTATGAACCTGTTGAAGCTGAGCCTGTTTCGTTAGAAAAAATTGAAGAAACTATCGATAAATTAATAAAAGTAAAAAATTATAATAAAATTTATCTCGCTACTGATGATGTAGAATGTTTTGAAAAATTTAAAACTAAGTATGATAAAAAACTTCTTAGTATTGATGCATTTAGAAGTACCGGTAAACAATGTATACATTTTAATCATAAGAATGTTTCTGGTTATAAAAAAGGATTGGACGCACTACTTGACTGTATATTTCTATCTAAATGCTCTTTTTTACTTAGAGGAACTTCTAATCTTAGTACAGTGTCGCAATTTTTTAATTTAAAGCTTAAACATATAAATGTAAATGAAATTTTTAACGGCGATAAAAGAGAAGAAGTTTATAACTTAACGTCAGAAAAAATTTAATATGAACGATATTAAGTCGTTAAAATGTGTAATATTTTATAATCATTATCACAACGGTGATATTCATTATTCAAGAAATTTTTGTAGAGACATAATTAAAGGCTTACGAGAATATAATTCCGATTTAAAATTTTATTATTTTCACTCAAACAACCCAACACTAGTACAAGATGTTTGCGATTTTATACCACATACAGTTTATGATCTTTCTAATATTGGTAGTCATATAAACCAGCATTCACAAATAATAGTTCAAAAAGATCATTTGTTTCTTAATACTTGGATTGGATCTGTTGGTTATAAATTTCTCGGTGAAGAAGGGTGCACACTTGACTCAAATATTAGAATGTATAGAGAAATGTACGATCAATTAAATAGCTTATTTAATATCAATTTAACGATTAAAGAGAGAGACACATACCTACCTGAAATTGAATTTTCAAAATTTAGAATAAACGAAATTAAACCATTGCCAAAAAATATTGTACTTGTTTGTAATAATTTTGTTGCATCTGGACAAGCGCCTAATTTCGATTTTTCACATGACTTTATTGCTATTTCAGAACAATACCCACATTTGAATTTTATATTAACAAATAAATATGAACCTCATATAACAGGTAAATCAAATGTTTATTATATAGATGAATTTATTAGCGGGTTCAATTTAAACGAGATAGGCTACATATCTTTAAACTGTAAGCTAATTGTGGGTAGAAATTCCGGGCCGTTTTGCTTTGCAACTAATAAACAAAATTATTTACGTAATAATGTGAGTTTTGTAACAATGGGAACATCTGCAAATATTGGCGATGCACACTTACCTGAATCCTATTGGGGTAGAGTACCTAACGGAAAATTATATACAATGCTCGACCCAGATCAACCTACATACATTAATTTAGTAAAAAAAGCTCTTCAGGAGTTGATTTAATAGGTCTGTCTTTATAATATTATTATGATAGGTGAAAGTATAGATCAATTAATTGCAGCACGTACAAAAGAACTTCTTGATAAGAATAAGAGTGTTGAATTACCGGAAGATCTAATTGAAACTGATAACATAGGTGAAGTTATAGAAAAACTATCAATCCTTCATTGCAGAATGTGGTATCTTGAAGATGCAATTGCTGCAGCAAAATCTGATCAGGAAGTGGCAGAACTCAAAAGAAAGATTGATATTTGCTTTAAGCAAAAACGTCCTAAGTACGTACAGGCAGTAAATAGAATGATTGATAATGCCGTAAAAAATAATAAATCGCTGGTTGAAGATTCTGTAAAATTTTACAATGGATTTAACAAATAAGCTAGTCATTGGAAGTAAATCGCAGCTTGCAAGATATTTTCCAATAGAAAATACAACATTTATTTCAGCAAGAAATATTAATATTAATTCTGTTACACAGTATGACAAGGTGTTTTTCTTTTTCTGTGAGCAAAGAACATTTTTAAATTTAACCGAAAAAGAATTTTGTGATATTAATGTAGATTTAACTCTTAATCTTTTAGAAAAAATTTACAATGACAAAACAAAATTTTATTTGTACAGTACTTGTGAATTATGGAATAATTGTGAGGGTGGCGTTACCTTAAATACACCTCACAATTTTAAATATACCCCTTATGTAAAATCAAAGCAAATTTTAGCAGAAAAAGTAATTGAATTTAGAAATAAAACTCAGCAAAACAATATTAGAATATTTTATCCATTTAATTTTAATACACCTTATAGAACGGAAGGCTTTTTGTTTTCAAAAATTTTTAATAGTTTAATTAATAAAACTAAAATAGAAACCGGTGATTTAAATTTTAGTAGAGATTTAGTACATCCTAAATTTATAATAGAAAGATCTTTTCAATCCAATTATGACGATTTGATAGGGTCGGGTAACGTTGTTAATATCCGTGAATTTGTACATCAATTATATAAGCATACAGACTTAAATGTTGCAGAATATTTAGCAGAACAAATAAATGAAAAGCCTAGACATAATAAGTGTTTTTATCACGATACTAATATAAAATATAATACTTTACTTGAGGATACTATAGATGATATCAACAAAATTAAAAACGATAAAATTAGCTGAAGATACTATTAGCAAAAAAGATATAGCTGAATTAATTAGCTGGCTAAAAACTAACCCGATTCTTACAAAAAAGGACCGAACATTAGAGTTTGAAAGTATTTTTGCAAAATGGTTAGGTACAAAATATGCGGTTTTTGTAAATTCCGGTTCTTCTGCAAATCTTTTAGCAATGTATAGTTTAATTCAGTCTGGTAGACTGAAGAATAAAAAAATAGTTGTACCTGCTATTTCATGGGCAACAACTGTTGCACCTGCAATTCAACTAGGTCTAAAACCTATTATGTGTGATTGTAATATGAATGACCTAGGACTTGACATTAAAGAGTTAGAAAATGTATTTAAAAAAGAATCACCAGCATTATTAATTCTTGTACATGTTCTGGGCTTTCCTTGCAATGATATTCAAAAAATATCTCAACTTTGTAAAAAGTATAATGTGCTGCTCATTGAAGATACCTGTGAATCGGTAGGTACAAAATATAATAATAAAAAGCTTGGAACGTTTGGTGATTTTAGTACTTTTTCATTTTTTTTCGGCCATCACTTTTCTACTATTGAGGGTGGAATGGTTTGTACTAATGATAGAGATCTTTATAATATTATAGTATCAGTACGATCACACGGATGGGATAGAGATTTACATCCTGATGTACAAAAAACGTTACGAACAAAATATAACGTAGATGATTTTAATGCTTTATATACGTTTTATTATCCTGGATTTAATATGAGAGCTACTGATTTACAAGCAAAGATCGGCTTGATTCAAATGAAAAAGATTGAGTATATAATTAAACGTAGAAATGAAAATTATAAAATTTATCATAGTAAAATTAAAAACCCATACTGGAAAATTAACCCTTCAAAAAAAGCATATATTTCTAATTTTTGCTACCCAATTATTACACCAAAAAAGATGGATTTGGTTGCTGCATTAAAGGAAAATAATATAGAATGCAGACCTTTAATATGTGGCTCTATAGGCTTACAACCTTTTTGGTCAAATCTATATGGAGAGCGGCATTTACCTAATGCAGATATCGCTTCAAAATACGGAATGTATATTCCTAATAATCATACATTAACAGAAAAACAGCTTAATTTTATAATTGATATTGTTAACAAAACAATTAATTGATTTTTTTATTCTAGCTTTTATTATTGTAATATGATAGTAGATCAAAAAATATACGACGGAAAATTATTGCATGGTCGGTTTGCTTATAAGTTTTTTAGAGATAAAACACTACCAATCGGTAACATTATTGCTTTTAGAGCACCCATGCTTGTAGAAGCAGAAGGTATGATAGATACAGAAGACGTTCTTAAGAATGATTTTATCTATAGTGATGATGCTATTAACTTTTTGTGGGAGATTCCGAACCTAGACGCTTTCGGTGCTGTAGCATATCAAAGACTATTCAATACTCAAATTGCAAATATTCTTTCATCTCATTACCTTAAGGTTCCAATTGAAATGCGTGGTGATGATATGATTGTACATAAAGAACACGAGCAAGGTGGTGTTATACAGACAAGCGGTAAGTGCAGCGTTAGTATTACATATACAAAGAATAATATTGCTTTAGGTCATACCGGTATCAATATTAAAGCCGGTAAAAAAGCCCCCGCATTTGCATATTCTACTAACTTAACAGATGAGCAAGCAACTGCATTTATAAAGGATGTAATTGGATTGTTTTATAATCTCAATGACGATATTTTTATTGCCACTACAAAAGTTATTAGTTGATGGAAACTATTTTTGATTTTTTAAGATCAATTCTTTTTAGTAAAAACAAGCTTATTACTAATGAAGACAACAAGTCTTCATATGTTCCATTTCTAATTAACAGGTGGTGCTCATTTTATTCAAAAGATGTTTGTACCCTTATTAATTTTACAGTAAATAGATTTTCTAATTTTACTAAAGAAGAGCATTACTTGTTTTTATATAATATGTTGCCTAAAAAGAAATTTCTAAAGATAGATTATGTAAAAAAGAAGAGCAAAGATAAAGAAGATATAGAAGATGATAAGATTACTATGCTTGCTAAAAACCTTGAACTTTCAAAAAGAGAGATAAATCAATATATCATATGTCAATAGTTCCTGTAGACGTTTTGCCTACCCAGAAAAGCTTGATTGATTTTTCCGAATTACCAAAAAATTCATTTGATTCAGTCTTTATTGGTTATAACTTGAAGAATGTTTTAGACGATATTATTTTAGCAACATTTGTAGATGAGTCTGAGAATGGTAGAGAGATTATTAGAAACGGTATATTAGTTCCTATTAATACTGATACACGTGCATGGCGACTTGGTAAGGTGATTTTAACAGGGCCTAATGTAAAGATTGCTAAGGTCGATGATATTATTTGTTTTCCAAATAACATGGGCGTACCAATTTCTAATATTGATGTCGATAATTACGGTACCGTAAAGAAGGGCATCTTTATTAACGAACAAAGAATATTTGGTATTTGCTCGCAGCGTTCTAATAATGAAAGTAACACTGGGAACACTAAAAAATCTTCTCGAAAATAACGTTTGCGAAATTAAGTTTCAACGTAGAAGACCGGTTGCTGGAGAACCATTAAGCCGCAGGATGCTTTGTACGAATAGCGTTGCAGTTTTAAATTCGGTAAACGGTAAGTTACTTCTCAATTATAAGCAACCAAAAAGAATGCCTAAGTTTAACCCCAATACAAAAAATATTATTATTACCTGGGATATTTTTATGCAAGATTTTAGATGTATTAATTTAGATAGTTGTGATCTTATTAAGGCAATACCTGCTACAGATGAGTTTTGGAATTATTTTAACGAAAAATTAAGACATATGTCTGTAGAAGAAAAAGAAAGGTTTATGAATCAATGAATATGGTAGAATTAGAAAATGATTTAAAGGATATTTTTCAAAAAAATATTAAATTTGTTTTAAATGAAAAGGTCTTGAAAGAAGGCAGATTGATACTTTTTTCTTTTAAAGAATTTTATCTACATTTTAAACTACAAACTGAAAATAATAGTTATAAAAATTTTGAAATACCTTGCCCGTTTAGTTATACTGTAAAAAACAATTGTTTAGAATTTGATTATAAAAACAGTACATTTACCAAAAACGATAAAGATATAGAATTTCTAGTAAAGCTAGTCAAGAAAAACAAGACATCAAAATATTATAATAACACCTTGATCATTAATTTTTCATAGTAAAATTATATTGTGCGTAAAAAATTAATCTCATACTTTCCAGAAGAGTATTCTCCAAGCACCGGGCAAATCAATTTAATTAATGGTGTAGAAAAGGCTTTATTAAAAAATAAAAAATTTATTATTTGTTGTGCACCAACTGGTACTGGTAAAAGTTTTCTAGCAAAAACATTAGCTAATTTTAGCTCTGATTCTACAAATAATTTTAAAAATTTAATTACAAGTTATAATGCATATAGACAAGACCATTTAGGTAATTATACCTATGCAGTTGATTGTTTTAAAGAACCAGCATTCGGGACATTTACTTTAACAATAACTAAATCATTACAAGATCAATATTTAAAGTTGTTTTCTGACGCAAAGATTTTAAAAGGCAAAACTAATTATCAATGCCAAGTAGATCTAAACGTGGATGTAGAGACAGCACCCTGTGTATTAGTTAATAAGCTAAAAGAAGACTGTTGGTCAAAATGTTTATGCCCATATTATAATGCTAGAAATGAAAGCTTAGTAGATAGGTTTTCTATTTTAAACTATAAAATGTTCCTCTCATTACCAGACCATGTTAAAAAGAAAAATTTCTTAATATGTGATGAGGCTTCTGAATTAGAAGATGAACTTGTAAAAAGATTCTCCGCTGTTATAGATTACGATAAATTAAAGCATTACGGGCTAGAGATTAAACCCCTTGTTACAGACAAGTATGTAAAAGTACATGTTTGGTTGTATGATTTAATTTTTCAGCTTAGTGAGATTATTAATACGTACATTTCACGTACAAGTAAAAAAATAACAAATCTCTCACCTATAGATAAGATTAAAATCAATTATCTCAAAAATTTATACAACACACTAACAACAATTGAAAACTTATGGGAAGAGTGCGAGTTTATTATTGAGAAAGATGCTAAAAGAGTTGTAATTACACCTCTAAAAGTAAACAAATTATCAAAATATATTTTTGATTATGGTGAGCATATAATTTTAATGTCTGCTACAATTATTGATCATAAAAATTTTGCAAAGATTTTAGGTATTAAAGATTATGAATATATAGAAGTTGATTCAACTTTTGATGCATCTAAATCTCCGATATATGTCACATCAAAAAATAAACTAAACTATAAAAATATCAAAATAGAATTACCCAATATTGTCGATAAGATTAAACAGATTTGTAATTTTCATAAAGATGAAAAAGGGGTTATACACACCCATACAAACGAGATTACTGACTACGTAAAATCCAGGCTGGGGTTTAGTCGGTTTTTATATAGAGACCTTTCATCGAAAAACGAAGACATATTAAAAGAGCATAAACATAAAGATGATCCTACAGTATTAGTTTCACCATCGCTAGCTTTTGGCATTGACCTAAAAGATCATTTAGCACGGTTTCAAATTATTACTAAACTTCCATACTTACCTCTATCTTCAAAGCGTGTTAAAAAACTATTTGATGAAGATAATGATTGGTATGTTGACAAAATGCTAAATGCACTAGTACAGGCATGTGGTAGAGCAACACGTAGTAAAAATGATTATTCAACAACATATATATTAGATGGTAATATTGTAGATGTGTTAAAAAAACATAAGGATAAACTACCCAAATATTTCATTGATAGAATTATCTAGATAAATAAATATCTATATGGGTCAAATATCTTTAGCTGGGCAAGCATTAGCATTGCATCAATTAAGCACAAATGGCTTGATAACTCGAACAGGATCTGGAACCGTAGCAGGTAGATCTCTTTCCGCAGGTGGTGGAATTAATGTACAAAATGTTGATGGAGTGGCTGGTAATCCAGGTGTACAGCTAGATGGTCAAGCTAAAGCATTAAATGAATTAGGTACAAATGGTATTATAACTAGAACCGCTACAAATACAGTTGTAGCAAGATCTCTTTCCGCAGGTGGCGGAATTAATGTACAAAATGCTAACGGTGTATCTGGTAATCCAGGTGTACAGCTAGATGGTCAAGCTAAAGCATTAAATGAAATAACAGCTAACGGTATGGTGTATAGAACAGGAGCATCTACATTTACATCTATTGTTACTGGTGGTATTGCTTTAGGTAATTTTCCCGTCTTCGACTCTGTGCCAGCTACAGCTGGGGCAGTAGGATCACCAGGGGAAATAGCAGTAGACAACACGTTTTTCTATGTTTGTACTGCAACTAATAGATGGGGCAGAATACCACTGGCTTCATGGTAATTAATATTCGGACAAAAACATAGTAAAAATTAAATAGTTTATAAATAAATAATTATATGGCCTTTAAACTGCTTGTCGAGACACCTGCTCCTGAAGAACAGTTTGAATATATTTTAGAGGAAAAAAACTCTAAAGGACCTTCTACCCTTTACATCAAAGGACCATATATGATGGCTGAAGGTGTTAATAAAAATAACCGTATCTATGATCTCGATGAGATGTCAAAAGAGGTTAAAAGATATGATGAAGAAATGATTAAAACAAACCGCGCTATGGGTGAATTAAATCACCCCACCACAGCTGATGTAAACCTAGAGAGAGCTTGTCATATGGTTACAGAAATGAAACAAGAAGGTAATGTCTTTTTTGGTAAGTCAAAAGTCCTAACAACACCAATGGGAATGCTAGTACGCTCTCTTGTAAATGATGGTGTGAAAGTTGGTATGTCCTCACGTGCTCTTGGTAAATTAACAGAGCAAGATAGCGGTGTTTCTCGTGTAACGGAAATGAGATTGGTTGCAGTTGATTGTGTTGCCGATCCAAGCTTTCCCAAAGCTTTTGTTAACGGTATTTTAGAGAGCAAACAATTTGTTGTAGAAGCAGACGGTCATTTTGCTGAAATCTATAATAACTTTGAAAACGCAATTTCTAAACTTCCTAGAAAAGACGTAGAAGGCTATCTAAAAGAACAAATTATAGGATTCTTTAAAAAATTAGTGTTTTAAACAATAAATATTAATAAAGATATGCAAAATTTAGACAAAAAAACAACTATCAAAAAAATGATAAGAAGCATTTCTGAAAAAAATTTTGCCGAGGCAAATAAATATTTAAAGAGCGCGGTAGAAACAATTTTGAAAGAAAAAATTGCAGCTGCTGCAAAAAAAGTTTAATATGAGCAATATAACAGACGCACTAAAAGAAGCAACCAAAGATATTCTTTCAGAAGAAAATCTTAAAGAAATTCAAACTGCATTTGAAACTGCAGTAAATGAAAAAGTTAAACTCCATGTTGAAAAAGCTCTCATTGAGCAAGACGAACAGTATGCCGGTAAGCTCGAAAAACTTTTAGAGGCTATTGACGCCGACCACACCGCAAAGCTTAACAATGTTTATAATGCTGTTTGTGGAAATCACGCTGCAAAATTAAAAGCAGTAATTGAAAAATATGAAACTGAGTTAAATGGTAATGCAGTTGATTTTAAGAAAAATTTGGTTGAACAACTTTCTAATTATATTGAACTCTACATTGACGAAGCAATTCCTGCTGAGTCGATTGCAGAGGCTGTTAGAAATAAAAGAGCCGCAGAGGTTCTTGACAATATGAAAAGCACGCTTGCTGTTGATGAAGCTGTTGCAAAGGATACAATCCGCGACGCAATCATTGATGGTAAGAAGCAAATCGATGAAGCTTCTAAGAAGCTTGAATCTACTCTTCTTGAAAATAAAGAGTTGAAGGAAAAGCTCGAAAATGTTGAACTCAACAAATTCGTAGCCGAAAAAACAAAAGGTATGAATCCTGAAAAAGCTGAAAAAGTATTGAAGCTTCTAGAAGGAAAGACACCTCAGTTTATTAAAGAAAACTTCGACTATACAGTCAAAATGTTTGATAAGACTGAAGAAGATAGACTCGAATCTCTTACTGAAGAAGCTACTGAAGAAACAGCTGCTAAAGAAGTTGATCGCCCCGTTGTAGAAGAAAAGGTTGAACAAACCGTAGTAACTGAAAACGTAAATGCTGATCCAGCTGCTTCTTATTACTTAAAAGAATTAAGTAAGTATTAATTTCTTGTAAAAGATCTCGTTGAGGCATTTGCCTAAATAGTAATTTTAATAGGTCGACTAATTAATTAAGGAGAACTTAATTTATATTTATGAGAAAAGTCGTACGTCCTTCGCAATCATACATTGACGAATCGAGAGCCGCAGCACTTCTTGAAAAGTGGAGTCCAGTATTGGATTACTCTTCCAAGAATGTTACTGCTATCGAAGACGATCACGTTCGCTTAAACACAGCCATTCTTTTGGAAAACCAAGAGCAGTGGTGCTTACGTGAAGCTGGTCCTAACCCTGTTCCTGGCTTCCCTAATTCAGCCGGTGCTATCGCAGGTGGTTCTTCTGCTGGTGATGGTGGTTCCTTAGGTTACTTTGGAACTTCCAATTGGCAGAACAATCCTGCTGGTACCCCTGGTACGGATACCTATGCAGCTGGTGACTATCGCCTTCCTAAGATCTTGATTCCAATGATCCGCAGAACGTTCCCAGAACTAATCTCTAACGAAATCGTTGGCGTACAGCCAATGTCAGGCCCTGTTGGTCTAGCTTTTGCTCTCCGTTATCGTTATGAAGTTGATGGTCTTGGCGCTAATGGCGTTGATGGCAGAAACTTCACAGCTGGTAATGGTACAAACTATGACCCTACAGGTGTTGATAGCCAAGAACTTGGTTATCAGTTCCTAGACACCAGATTTACTGGTACTTCATCCGCCGGTCTATCCGGTAATTCCGCATTCTCGGTTCTATCGAGCGATGCCGGTGTTGCCCGTATTCTCAAGAACTTCGAGTTGACAGGAGCAATCCCTCAGGTCGTAGTTTCTTTTGAGAAGACAGCCGTCGAAGCTGGTACACGTAGACTAGGCGCCCGTTGGTCCGTCGAACTTGAGCAAGACCTCAAGAACATGAACGGTATTGACATCGACACCGAGTTGACAAATGCTATGAGCTATGAGCTACAGGCTGAAATCGACCGTGAGATGATC